AATCCAGCATTTATGGTTTATCTTTTGACTAGGGTTAAACTTGATCCTATACAGGATCTAATGTTAAGATCCTTCATCCTAAAAGATTATTGTCTTGTGGTTGCTGGGCGGGGATTTTCAAAATCTTTCGTAATCTCTTTATTCTGTGTAATATATGCCTTAGGCAATCCGGGAGTTAAGATTGGTATAGCTTCAGGAACTTTTCGACAATCGAAATCAATCATGAAGCAAATTGATAGCTTTGCTTCTCATCCAAAAAATGGAACTTTCTTAAGGTCATGTATCACAAAACAACTTTCTAAATCTAGCGATGCTTGGTCAATGGAAATCGGATATTCCTCTATAACAGCCATCCCACTAGGAAAGGTTAGAGGTTACCGCTTCAATGTTCTGATCGTTGACGAGTTACTAGTTGTCAGCAAAGACATTATAGATTCTATTCTAAAGCCTTTCTTAATGGTTCGTCAAGATGGACCTCAGCATGAACAGATTACGAATGCTCAAAAAGTTTTAGTAGAAAACGGTGTTTTAAAACCAGAAGAAGTTCAACAGTTTTCATCGAACAACAAAATTATAGGTCTATCATCTGCTAGTTATAAATTTGAATCTCTTTATAGAGACAACTATGTACCTTATGTTAAAACGATTTTAGATCCTAATGCTGAAAATGTAAACCATTGTGTTTTCAGAATGTCTTACAGAGCTGCACCTAAAGGATTCATGGAAGAATCAGCTATCGAAGACATGAGAAGAACGATGTCTAAATCAATGTTCGATAGAGAGCTTGAAGCTATATTCGGAGATGATACTGGAGGTTACTTTTCAGCAAAAGCTATAGAAGAAGCCAGTATTAAACTAGGGGAATACCCTATAGTAAAAATAGTCGGAGATTCAGATAAGAAATATATTTTATCAATAGATCCTAACTACAATAACTCTGAGACTTCAGATGATTTTGCAATGGCTATTCTTGAGTTGAACGAAGAAGATGAATCTGCAATACTTGTTCATGCTTATGCTCTTCCGAATAGCACAAACGAAAAAAGATGTTTGTATCTTAAATATATTCTAGAAAAATTTAATATTGTTTATGCGATTATAGATAATAGTGGTGGTCCAGCTTTCTTACAGATAGCGAAAGAATTTAAATTGATACCTAGAGAGCTTCATCTTTTCGATCATGACTTTCTAAACTACAATTCTCAAGAAGGTATAATTCATTCGAGGAATAACTATGATACTAAGAATGGAAAGATAGTTCACTCTCAAGCTTTTGGAGTTGGAGGATGGTTAAGATTCTCAAATGAGAATTTACAATGGATGATTGAAAAGAAAAAGATAAAATTTGCAGCTCCAGTATTCAACGATTCCGATTTCCAGAATGCTATAAAGGAAAATTTTCCAATAGAAGATTTACACTATTCAAAAAATCAAGAAATAAGTAAAGATGAGATAAGAGAAATCGCTAAAAATGTTCAAGAAGAAATGAAGGTTGATTTCCTTGAGCACTTGGGAGATATGATCAACTTGACAAAAAGAGAATGCTCTCTTATAGAGGTCTCGACCAGTGTCAACGGAAATCAACAGTTTGACTTGCCAGCTACAATGAAAAGAGACAACAATCCTCACAGAGCAAGAAGGGACTCCTATACAGTACTACTTCTTGGTAGCTGGGGAGTAAAATGCTATTACGATATGCACAGAGAACAAGAAGTAAATACGTCTTTCGATTTCGTTCCGAGAATGTTTAGGTAAATTTTAAGGTTAAAATTAATTTATAGAGGATTTTTAACCTTTAAAAGTGTATAACAGTATATGGCCCGTAAACCTAAAGCCGACGCTGTAGTCGTAAATTCAGATCCTTTTATTCCAAAGTTCATTGCAGAATCCGCTAGGGATTTAAGAAATAGAGGAACAAATAGTTTTCAAAATCCTCTATCTGGTTTGTCAGGGGAAATAGAAAATATTAATAAAGGTGTATCCCCTTTTTCTAGGGACAATAGTGGGACATTAAGCGCTCAGCAGGCAATTATACTTTGTCAAAAAGCTTATTGGAATGTAGCTATATTTAGAAATACAATAGATATTCAAACTGAATTCGCGAATTCTAAATTAAGTTTTAGAGGCAAGAATAAAAGATCCATAAAGTTCTTTAATGAATGGTACAAGAAAATAAATGGATGGTCTTTGTCTGAAAGATTCTTTAGAGAGTGGTTTCGTTCTGGGAATGTTTTTATTTATAAGTTTTTGTACAACATAACAAATCTTGAAGTAAATAAAATGTCTAGAGCCGAGGTTACAAAAAAAATACCTTTGCGTTATACTATTCTAAATCCTGCGGATATGAGAGCTGAAGGCTCTGCTACGTTTGTTAATTTTAATTACTATAAAATGCTTAACTCATACGAGTTAGCAAGATTAAAAGTCCCCAAGACAGAAGATGAGAAAAGGTTTATGGACTCTCTACCTGTAAAAATTAGAGATGAGATTAAAAGAGGCCAACTCCCAGAGATACCTATCGACACGGAATATTTAACAGCTGTATTCTGCGGTAAGCAAGACTACGAAGCTCTATCTGTCCCAATGTACTATCCTGTACTTTTTGATATTGATTTAAAATTAGAATTTAAGAAAATGGAGAAGGTTATAGCCAGAACAGCTGACTATATGATTCTTCTAATCACGGCAGGTGATAAAGATAGAGATGCGAATACCAATTCTAGAATTTTAGCTGCATTACAAGATCTTTTCGAAATGGAAAGTGTGGGCAGAGTATTAGTCTCTGACTATTCCACAAAAGCAGAATTCGTTCTACCAGATTTGAATAAAATTTTAGGGCCAGAGAAGTATCAGGTTGTTAATCAGGATATTGCAAATGGCTTGATGAATATATTCTGGGGAGACGAGAAGTATGCGAACTCGATGATCAAAATAAAAGTCTTTCTAGAGAGATTAAGTTCTGCTAGACAAGCTTTTCTAAATAATTTCTTAATTCCTGAAATGGAAATGATTGCTAGTGAATTAGGATTCACAGAAATCCCAGAACCAGTCTTCGACGAGGTAGATCTAAAGGAAGAAATCGAGTACATGACGGTCTACACAAGGCTCGCAGAGATTGGAATGTTGACACCCGAAGAACTCTTCGACGCATTCGAGACCCACTCTCTTCCTCTCTCTGAGAACTCCATAGAAGCTCAAAATAAATTTAAAGAACTCAAGGAGAAAGGTCTTTACGAACCAATTATAGGTGGACAGAAAAAAGATGGACTCGGACAGCCAGCTGGTAGACCAGCGGGGACGAAGGCTCCTCAAACAACTAAAAAAGTTTCCCCGATAGGAGCATCTAAATTTAGTTTACAAAAAATATCCGACAATATCAAACTCGTTAATGATCTATCCGAAGCTGTAGAGTCTAAATATAGAGAGCTTAATAAAATAAAGAGACTTAGCTCTAAACAGAAAGATCTTTGCTGGAGCGTAACCGAGTCTATTATTTCTTCTAAAAATTCCAACGAGTGGCAGGACAGTATCGCCAGCTTTATAGACAACCCTATCGTTAGCCCCGATGAGCAGACCCTTAATATCGCAGCGGAACATAATATCTCTCTATTCTTAGCGGGTTTGCTAAAGCAGTCTGAAATTTAAAAAGATTTAAAAATAAAAATCTTCTAAAAAAATCTTGACTTTCAGAAAGTATACTGCACACTGGTGGTGTCAGTATATTCTCATTATGAATCAAAAAACAAACGAAACTATTGAAGAGCAAATTGCAGAAGCCTATGAAACAGATGATGCTGTTTATATCGAAATGCTTGAAAAGGAATTGTGCGATTCTATCAGCCAAAATGTTCTTTTCAAAGAAACTATACATTCTTTTGTAGAGCTTCTTGATTTTATCAAGACTAATTTCGGCGAAACAGCCGACTTCCCTGTCAGGATTGACAGTGATTTTTATAGAGACCAATTTATTGGAATTCTTGCTAAAACACAAAATCTTCTTGAAGAAGCAAAGGGGGTGAAAGTTGATCCTCTCGAATTGATAGATCCTCTTTTCTAGATCTAGTAAAGTTATATATTAAACCTGATTTAAAAATGAGCAAATCAAAAGATATTAATAAGGATAAATATTCAGAGAGGCATGAGTACTGGATTAAAGTTGTAGATACTTTTATCAGCGAATATAAGTCTTTGTATAAAGCTTGCGAAGCTGCTAATAAATCAGGTACGCTTGATCCAAATGGCCCATTATTCGAGACCATTTGGTCAAGCTTTGAAAGTTTGCTGAATATATTTGATAAGGACGGATGGATCTCATGGTATATTTACGATAATGAATGTGGAAAGAAAAAACTTAAAGCATCATATGGTAAAAATAAACCTATAAAAATAGACTCAAATTTAAAATTGATTGACTTAATAATAGAAACAGAGAAAATATGAGAGGAGTTAGTTTAAAAAAGCTTTGGAGAATATGGTCTAAAGCTCTTGGGGAAAAAGCGGGAAGCACAGATAGTGAAGCTGATAAGATTGCAATAATTAGGACCTCAATCGTAGTTTGGTATTTAATTACTAATTTATTTATTATTCTGAATGTATTGAGGCACTGGTAAAAAAATAAAAATGACAATGTCTAAT